AATAGCCATTTCCTAGCCTCCTATATGCCGGTGTTCGCTGCGGTGCCTACGGCAGCAGCAAAGCCTGAGTTGAAAGGTGCGTTCAAACGAACGATATACTGATGTCCAACTGCGGAATAATCCGTGTTGCCTTCCTCTTCATAGAGTCCAACAATACGAACATCCAAACCAGCCGTTGTTGCAGCGGTGCTAATATCAAGCATGTCAGAGGACTTGCCTGTATTTGTGCTACCGTTGTTAACACTTGCCATGTCGCAATTAGCAAAAACATCTGCCAAGGCGGTTGCCCGGTCAGTGTTTGTGCCATCGGCCACTACAACATATAGCTGCATTGGATCATCATAAACGTAAGCTTTCACCGGAAAGTTGGTGTTAACACTTACAGCGTTTGAACCGGGCCAATAATTAAGGTGGGTGTTCTTACCGGTTACGGAGTCAACGTACTCAACACCACCTAAAACACCAAGAGGTGCTACAGCCTGATCGGAAATAGCGATTGTGCCCCCTGCGAGTGGAATAACAATTCCACCGTTATAGATAGCAGTAGTGTAGTTGCTGGCAATCTCATACATCGTCGTAGCGTTGTTATTAGGATTACCGCCCGTTTTACCAATAGGACGAAGGCCAAAACCACCTGTTAGGGTATTTGCCATTAGAGACTCCTATTTGACAAAGAGGTAGCCATCATTTCTGAGGACCACCAAAAGTTACACGAGATTGACGATCTGGTTTATTAATCGTCATAGTCGAATGTGCATTTTCTCGCATCATATCAGAGTCTACCGCTTGCATCTGATCAGAACTTCTTGAATTGAAGTAAGCTGTTCTTTCCGCAACAGTTTCATCTGGGATACGAGCTAGCATTAAACCACCTACTCCAAACACACCTTCATACTTACCTGAGTCAATTACCGGGGCCTCAAAGTCTGGATACTCATCCCTACGAACAAGCTCATAACCTTCACGCATTTTTGCGCTGATGTTTTTAGTATCGTCAAAACCACGGGTTTCAGCCCTGATCCAACGATGCTTATAACCATCCGGTGCAGGCGGTGCGTCCAACATAGACGGGGGAGCCCACGGCTTACGCTGCGCCGTCTTCTCCCTAGTTTGGTTTGCGCGAGAAGTACGTTTAATTCCGCCTTCAAACATTTCTTTTTGTTCTTCTGACATCAACTTACTCCTTCACGTATTTCGCGTATTCTTCAAGCGGCACACCCAATTTTTTCGCTATCGCGACTTGGCTAGGGGTGAGTCTAACCTTTTTCCCACTACTGCGCCCAGAAGATGATCGGGATACGGAAGCAACCGTCTGAGCGGGCCGTCTGCTTTCCCCGTTTTTAAGCTTATGCGGAAACTCGTTCTGCATACGCTTGTCTAACTCACTATAGTACTCATCGCTCTGCGGGTCAAACCCTTCATTTTCGACAAGTTTTTTGTGAACACCAAAAGCGGCATATGTCATAGCCTCGTCCGTACCAAACCACTCATTTCGTTGTGCCCAACTTTCTGCTTTTGGGTCAGGGCGACGCGGCTGCTGTTGCGGCATGGGCTGCTGAACTTCAGTCTGTGCTTGAGCCTGCGCCTGCTGTGCATAACGCTGCTGTTGAGCCTTTGCCTGTTCGGCTCTGTCGTTTTCTATTGCAAGCTTGGTAATTTTACGCTGCGCTTCCACAACACCGTTTGTGTCACCTATTTCAATAGCACGAGCCAGTTCACCTTCAGCAGTGCCCATCTCACTGGTAACACGATTGCTATATTCATTAACATAATTGGTATCCATCGCGTTCATGCGTTCTTTAAGCTGTGCGGCCTCTGCCTGAACACCTTGTGCGTACCGAAGCGCCTCGTCTTTCTGGCGCTCTGCTTCACGCATTTTCTTAGTCAAACGATCAATACGTTTTTGAGTGTTACTCTCAGCTTTTTCAAACTGATCCTCTGTTGCAGCCTCTACTTGCGGCTCTTCATCTTTAGCTGCCTCAACCTCAACTTCCGTATCTTGCTCATCTTCCAGATCTAATTCAATCTGTTGTTTTTCTTCTGCCATTTATTTCTCCTAGAAATGAAGGATATCTTCCGGTTCTTTAATCTTCGCCAATATTTCGTCATCGTTCAAAATACGAACTTCCCCACCGTCTATTTTGAAGCGTGAGCCTGAGTAACGCGCAAACATCACCCAGTCTCCCTGCTCACACCAACTTCCCGTAGGAAACTTTTCTGTATCTTTGTAAGCCAACGAACCCACCTTTAGGACGTAACCTACCTGTGTAGATACCGTTTGCTCTTGAACAACTGTGTCAGGAAGATAAATGCCACCATCGGTTTTACCCTTACCCCTGTAAGGTAAGACCAAAATACGCCATCCTGTTGGATCTGGCATTCTTTCTAAGAGAGAACCCCCTATGGATTCGGGGTCTAAGACTCTATCGCTTGGCTCTTTGTAAGCCTCTGATAGATTTGCCACACCTTCAGATGCAGCTTCTAAGTCAATCATCACTTCGCTCCTGTTTATCTAGCAGGCTCTTGAGTTCCTGTTCCACGTGATCTAGGGCCTTTAAATTACCCATGAGCTCACGATATTGCTCCATGCTACTTACGTTGTCATAAATTAACAAATCATAAATAGCTTGCCGTCTTTCTTTAACTATGCGGAAGACAGCCTCCGCAAAATAAACCTCATCCACTCTGATAACTCCGCATTAACTCTCAGGTGTTCTTATAACACACTAATCCGTTTCTGCAAGAGCCCTCATACGATCTACCAGACGCCGTGCGCGATTAGGAACCTGTGTGTACCATCGCGAGTCAACCATCTCATCTGCTGCGGCATTCCAGTCTCTGGCATCCACACCAGCTTTCATGCCTTTGAACTTGCTGAGTCTGGGTCTGCCCATGTTAAACATCATGTTGCAGATAATATGCTGTGCCTCTTCTGGCAAGTCATCAAAGTCTGAATACAATACTTTGCACTCATCAATCGTCACGGCCATATCCAAAGCAAAAAGATTTTGTACACGATCCTGTTCAACAACTGTGCCTACAGGTTTACCGTGTTCCTCATCATTTTCAGTAATTAGGTGGCCTATGCCACAGGTTGGCAAACCAAGATGATCCAAATAAATTTCGTATTTGCACCCTTCATCTTCAGCGATTTCTTCGCGTAATTTATCCTTATTCATTTCTTAAATCCTTTTATTCCGCGTATTCCGAAGCTTGCGCCGATTGAGGCATACATCGCCCACTGAAACCACTCTGGTGTACGAGAAAGAGCCGCAAAACCCTCTTCGACATACGGTTGCGTAAACGGAATAAAGCACATGGCGATTATGACGATAAACAAAATCGTCCACGCCTCGTCCTTCCAACTGTTGTCAGAGGACTGTGCCATTATCTTCTCCCAGCCAGCTTCGTGAGTGGCTGCGACTTTCATAACTTCAGCTTCAGCTTCGGCCTTTGCTTGTGCAACTTTGCCTTTAGCCTTCGTCTGCTCTATCTTCGACTCCATGAAGGAACCGGCTAAATTAGCTATAGGTCCAATAAGTGCCTGTATCATTCGTCCTCCAAGATTTCCATAATCTCGCCAGCCTCAAGCCTGACTTTGAGTTGTTTACATGACCACTTTTTGTCAAAATCCGTAGTGTGCCCTACGTTTCGTTTTATCTTACGACGTATGTTTAGACACTCTGACAGATTCTTATAAGGCGTATACTCAACCCGCTCTTCGCCTATCATCAACAGCAATACAAAAGTCATCTCAATCATTTGTTAGTCAACTTTTCTATGTTGTCCTCAATCTTTGTCAACCGCCTGTCATAAAACTCCAAAACCAGCTTCTGTTGCTGGTCATGTGGGGCATTACCACTTTCAATATTTTCTGCTAGCTTTTCTAATTCACTAGCCAAATGTTCAATCATCATAAACTGTTCTGAGTCGGCTGGCAAACTACCCATCTCGCCTCGTGGCCATTTGATACGAAACTCCGTGTTCATGGCAAGATCTGTTTCCTGCAATATGAGTTTATTCTCTATCGTGTTTAATCTTTCAATAACACCAAAATAAGCCCATGTGCCGACTGTTGCAGCTATGAGCAACGCAATCAGATTGCGTATAGGCATTGCCAGTTCTGTGTTCTCACTTAGTTTTGGCATCACTAATCCGTGATTATGACCCATTGAACGGTATTGGGGGTGCTCTCCGTCCTAAAATTACCAGCAAGCTCCCAGTTTATATCATCTTTTACAAATTCTTGTTTTTCACCGCTCGTAACATGGCCGTGTATCATCGCTGCCAACATGGCCGCTATTATAATGTTTTCCATAATCTCACTCTGTTATTTCTTCGACATCCACGCCGTCGTGCCCATATAAGCGCCGACAATGCCCGCTCCACTGAGAAATATAAGGTCGGTGACTGCACCTAGACCCTCAAGTTTTTCC